AATGCTTCTAATTGTTCTTTAAGACCTGATACTAATTCGTCTTTCCCAATCGCTGTAAATTCAACTGCGTTTAACTGTGTTGCACCGGAATTTACCTCTTCAATAGCTCTGGCCAAGTCTAACATTTCTTCTTTTGTTTTTTCGGCTTCCACCAAAAAAGAAGTTGTTGCTGTTGCCCCTGCGGTAAATAACGCTGCAACAATAGCCAAACCAGCCGCGACAGCTAAAACTATCGGACTCAAAGCCGCTAATAGGGTTGTAACTAACCCGATTCCTGTCAATAAAACAGTTCCACCGGCTACCACAGCCGCGACCGCCACAAATGAATTTAATAAAATTCCATTATCATCTGCTAATTTCCCAACTATCCTAGCCGCACCTGTCAATGAATCTGTAACAAGAGTCAATGTACTGATTAACCCCTGTTCTCCAATTACCTGAATTATTTCTTCAATAGCTGATTTTAATTTGATAGATGAACCAACAAGGTTATCTTCCATGATTTGGGCCATCTTTTTAGCCGCACCACCAGAGTTGTTAACCTCCTCAGTTAATTTTTCTAAATCAGCCGAATTTGCTGTTAAAGCCAAAATTGCTGGACCACCTCTTAATCCAAAAATCTGCATTGCTTCTGCAGCACCTAAACCAGCCTCATCTAAAGTCTTGATTATTTCAACTAAAGAATTCGTTTCTGGACTAATTTCTTCTGCTGTTAATCCCAAACTACTTAGAGCACGTTGAGCTTCTTTCGTAGGAATAATTAAAGCCGACATCACACGGCGCAAAGATGTACCGGCCAAGGTAGCTTGAATTCCAGCGTTACCAAGGATACCTATTGCTGCTGCTGTGTCTTCTAAAGACACTCCTAATGCAGACGCAACCGGACCTACAAACTTCATCGCCTCACCCATCTGTTCAACATTGGTGTTTGCTGAAGCTGCTGTAAATGCTAATGAATCTGCTACTCTGGATGATTCTCTTGCGGAGATCTGGAATGCCGACATAATGTTGGAGGTAATATCAGCAGCCCTAGCTAAGTCTAACATTCCGGCTGCTGCTAAATCTAAGTTCGCCTCCATCGAACCTAGAATTTCTGCTGTATCAAACCCAGCCCTCCCTAAGAAGGCCATCCCCGCAGCCGCTTCTGTAGCCGTAAAACGAGTTGTTGCCCCTAAACGTCGAGCCTCTTCTGTTAAGTCTGCAAACCCTTCAGCGGTAGCCCCTGTTACAGCTTGGACTTGGCTCATAGAACGCTGGAATCTGCCCATTACACCTATTACACCTCTAACACCGGCAACAATTCCTAATGCTGCTAATGCCCCTGTTAGAGAATTAAGTTTTTGAGCAGATTTTCCGATTTCAGTAAAAGCACGTTTTGCAGTAGTTGCAAAAGTCCTTAAAGATTTATTAATTTTATTCAAAGCAGCCGAAGCTAAGTCTTTGCCTCGAATAACTACTGATACCGAACTTTCTAAACCCATTATTTCTTAGCTGCCTTTATCCGTTCGATCCGTTCGGCCCCAATTGCAATCATTTCTTGCCGAATTAAGTTCATGGCTTGTAGCAAAATATGAGGTTGATCAAGTAAACCACCCTCAAAGGGTAAAAAATTACATTGAACAGAGATGTAAGAACTAGTAGTAATTACAGAATGTGTAAACCAAAATAATTCAAGGAAACCATCAAAAGCCTCATTACTCAAACCAAGAGGACATTCTTTTGTACTTAAACCATCTCGATAGTCTTTTGAAAATCCTTTGTTATTTTTAACACCCTCATAGTCATCTAAACTACAATTACGTGCTGCTTGAAAATCTTCTTTACTGTTTTGGCACGATTCACAACTCCATTCATCACCCTGGTCATCCGGGCCGTACCTTGCCCAAACGACTAGCCGGAGTTTTTTTCTTCTGCCTCCGTCAAAGCTGATACCTCTTCCATTACTTCCAAAATTTCTTGGACCAAAGGAAAAGGTGCTTTTTCATAGAAAACTGCTGATTCTGTGACAATTTCTTCTTCGCCATTCTCATCATAGAGAATAAAGTTCTTAATTGCCCTAGTATTCTCCGTAAATTGTAGTTTCTGAACAGCTAACGCATTAGTGGTTTCTTGACCCCTAAATCCACGCTTAGCTTTCCTTTCGATCTTAGACCCGTATTTTGCTACTTCACCATGAGAAAGAGGGTGTACCTCAATCGTCATTGGATCTGGATCTTGATCATTCCCGTTATACTTAGGAATATAAACTGCATAGTCCATTTTCGGTATTCGTAGAGCCATGATGTTTCTCCTTTAAATTTGGATGATTCCCCTCCAAATTCAATACTAAATTTATGCGGTAACTGAAACTGCAATCGTGTTCCTTGTTAAAGCCACAAAAGGTAAAATCAAATCTGCCTGCAGATTTGGAGTGAAGTCTGTTAACAAAAACCCAGCCGGTGCAGCCGCTCCCGGTGGCATTGCCAACACTTCAAACGTCACTTCCTGTGGGATTTTTCCGGGTCCAGCTAAATCTGGTTCCCCTGCTGTTGCTCTTAAATGTGGCATGTGAAGTTCAAAAGCTCGGTTCACACCTGATGCAATTTGGGCACCTATGAATTTAATAGACGCCTTATGCTTTGTGTCATTCTGCCAAGCATCATAAAATACATCTTCACTGTACCTTGGGAAAGTGAATGTCACTGTGATTTCTGGATGACCAGTATCATCTGGCTCATCCATGGCCAAGAGACCCTTAATCCAGTCCCCCTCAGAGGATCTTTTAAATGAAAATACTGTTTTTGTTGGAAAAATGCGATCTGCTGGACTCGCTAATGCCCCAGCCGATTGACCATTGAATAAAATCTCACAAAGGTTATCAACAACTACTCGGTTCTCACCTTCTTTCACTGTAACAGCGGATACCAACGTATTCGACCCCTTCGTGATTGTGTTACCAAGCACATCAAAACTGATCTCGGTTGGATTCCCTTGTTCCATTGTTATTTCAAAGCCAGTTACTTTGGCTGTGTCAATTTGATGAGCAGAATCTGATTTCATCAAAGCTGCCATTGTAACCATTCGCCCAAAAATACCCGTAGTCAAAGACATCTCATGTTGAAAATCCCCTTGACTCGGTGTGATCTCTGCCGATATGGTATCAAGCCCCATAGCAAAAGCGATGACCCTTTCTATACCTTCATATCGCATGTATGCCGTAGGCGCACCGGCTGCTGATTCTCTCCCTTTATCCTGTGATGCAATAAAAGGAACACCAATACTGTCATCTTTGTTTCTAACCCGATCAGGCTTTACTCCCCAACTTTTGATTAGGATCCCGTCATCTGCCCCCAAAGCAACTGGCGTTGCCCAAGTAGCTGCTTTCTTGATTCCTACAACTGATTCTCTTCCTGTTATTGCACCCATGATATCATCCCTCCTTACGGGTCTGTCGGATTATAAACATATTCAATAGTGACATTGATATCTACATCCACTACACCTAAGTCTGGTATAAATTCAGGCTTACCAACACCTGATACCGCAGACCATTGAGCCAACGGATTTAAAGCGTCATCAACCATTGTGGGCTTATCATGTAGTTTCCTTTTGATGTCCCTAATAAAATCTTCAACTTCATCAGAAAAGTCACTTGTTAGTGCTGGCTTTAAACGAACTTCTAATTCTAAAACAAAAGTCGATTCAATTTCCTCTTTTGACTCAAATGTTTCAAAAGGTGAAAGTTCTGCCCCTGCTCGCATCCAAATAATCGTACTTGTACTTGGAGAAACCTCAATTGCTGGATTCTTTGGTCCTTTTATGACCTTTTTGACGTCCCTAGAAAATCCAGCTTTCTTTGTTATTTCAAGCAACCGATCACGTTGAAAATTAATTATCTTTTTTCTCTTATCACTCATTATGGCTTTTTTCCCATCTTCAACGCTTTATCCCATTCCTTTTTTAAAGTGCTCAAAATAAACGTCAAATTCGCCCCTAAAGCCGGACGTAAAAAAGGAGTTGCAGGAACTTTCACTTGATCTTTTAAAACAAATAATGGTCTTATTCCTTCTGCTATCTTTTGAAAAATAATTAAATTCCCGGCCTTTGACCGTCTTGTAAATGTCCCTGTAAAATCACTTACTTTGGGCCTACGCCCCTTTCCTTTTGCAAAAGAAAGCGGGATCGTTAAATGAGGACCCTTCTTTTTAATAGTTGTAGAGGTTCGCGTATTACCCTTTTTGTCCATTCCCTCTTGAACGCCTGCATAAACTGCTGGTTTCCCAACAACCCCGATTCTTGCAACAACATCTGCTCCCTCCCCAACAACTTCACTCCGTATGTTATCCTTTATACCCCCACTTGGAGAGGGATCTTTAAAGTTCTTCGTCGCATTGGTTCTAGCAAACTGTGCTACCCTATTACTTGAAATTTGCAAAGCCATGAAAGTCGCTGCACGTAGTTTTTTCCTACCAACAAGCAACTTATTGACTTTAACTTCTGCTTTGAAATCAAAAAGAGGCATATCATAACGGTGTTGCTATCGCTCCTACCATTCGACGCCTTCGATATTTATTAATCATCGGAACAATCGATAAAGGAATCTCCTGCCCAAGATCATAAGATACAGTAGTCCCACCGGTATTCACACTTTGAACTCCGAATCCTAATGTTTGGACTTCCAATCGATATAAATACATTACCCATTGGATTATACCATTTTCAATGTCAATTGGAACTGATTTATCAGGTGCTGTAGCGTCCCTACCTAAAGTGATATATCCAGCCGTGTAATCAACTTCAATACCAGAAATATCCGAGACAAAAACTCTGTTTAAATCAAAAGGATGTCTAAATGTAGAAAATTTCCTTTTGATTATACCTGCTTCACGATTAAAATCATATTGTGTTGGATCAAGAACATTTCCGTCCACTCGGACTTCCTGAACGGAAATAATAGGTAATGGTCTGGTTAATCCTTGCCGATTTCTTGCAAGAACTATATCAGCGGTGTTTGATGCATCAAAACTATCAGCAACAATTACTTGTCTATGAAATTCTCGAAAACAAGCATTGATTAATAAAAGTGAAGCAGAATCAATCAAACGGTCAATTCTAATGTCTTCTTCACCGTTATCAGCGTCGATCCCCAAAGCGTTTTTTACTTGTTCTACTACTACAAGTGTCTCAGCAGTCATGGAACCGACCCCCAAAACAACAGAGGCGGGGAGAACCCGCCTCTGTCGCCTCCTCCCTTAGTCGTAGTTACCCTTTTATTGTTAATTTATGGGGTAACCCCTACATTTCGAAAGACGATGTTCTTCTTTGGAGCGTAGACGATCGGAGTACCATAGAGCAACTGCATCCACCGAATCGAAGGTGCAATTTGCGCCAATGGCATTTTGATCATCGGTGACAACTGCCGGAAAGTTAATGATTCCGGAGTCATGTCCAGCATAAGAGCCTGGAACATGTTCTCGATGTAAGTGTTTCGATCGATGAAATCAGTTGTCGCCTGGAACACCCCACCAACCTTTGCTCGTGGAAGCACAAAACCTAAGAAAAAGGTTGGAACATTAGATGCTCCATCTTTGGTGCGATAGACTTTATAGGCAGTCGCACCATTGGCACCACCCCCATCTGTGATAACATGGGTTGCGATGTCTCCAGATGTATAAGTAACATCTGCAGTAAGAGCCGTAGGTGCAGACTCTCCAAATTGGTTAAGTGCTGTGACCTGATAAGCGTGGACTTCGCCTGTGGTGAAAACAGACGATGCATCCGCACCAGGGGCACCAGGTGCTACGGTTGGGGCTGAAGGTGCTTTGACTGACGTTGCTGATGCCGGAGGACCAGCCCCTCGTTTCACAAACACGTCAGACTCAAAATTAATCAAGCCATTAACCGTGTTAAATCCGATCATTGGAGTTCCAGCAACTCCCGGTGTGGCCGGTGGGACCGCTACTCTCTGACGAGATTGGAAGATCTTAGAAAAGTCAGCAAACACTCGACCGTTCGAGAACATTTTGCTTGGGATTCCAAAATTGTCAGTGATTGATTGAGCAGCATTTTCGATGTCGCTCTCGGTCAGAGATTGGCCACGCAAATCGATGATGTTTGTTGCAGCCCCATCCTCAATTTGCTTGATGTAACCATTCCACTCCACCGGTACCGCGTCAGCGTTACCAAAGTAAAGTGAAGCATTCAGTTTGCCCAATAAAAACAACGCACCATTGGTGGTTTCTCGGGCGATGAGATCCGCTGGAACGGATCGGACCAAGGTAGCCGGATGATTCACTGCCCTGGTTGTACCCAAGAATTTCACCAATTGATTGTCACGGGCATAGACCGAATCCTCTTCCTCAGGCAGTACACCCGAAGAAACAAACGATCCAGCATCAGACCCGTATTCAACCAACCGATTGAATTCCTCAACGGTTGAAAATGCGTTGGTCTTATCGACCATGTTCCACAACTTGAGATTTGTCATACGGAAGGTGAGAATCTTAAGAGTTGCCTCCAGACTCTCTACCCTCAAAACATCAGAACCGGAAGGCGGAATCGATGTACCAATGTCCAAAGCTTTCCGCAACTCTGCTAATTCAGCATGAGACCCGATTCCGAATCCATCCCCTTCTAAATTCGGACTAAAATTTTCTAACATCTCACTCCCTCCGTAAATTAAACGATTAGGTTAAGTTCTGGTTATGCAGCCTTCCGCTCTGCGATCACAGCAGCCAAATCTGAATCTGAGATATGCCCTGATGTTTCGAACTTGGTAACCGCGAAAGCAAACCGGTTCATATCTGCATCATCACCAGTTTTCGCTAATTTCATCAGAGTTGCGGAGACATCTTGCTTGGTCATTTTTGGGGCACCAGCGTTTTTATCCGCTGTTTTTTCGAGAACCATATCTGTTGAAGTGACGATTGCTTTTGGTTTTGTTGGTTGCTCACCAAAAGCCTCCATTTTAGCTTCCAAACTTGTCAGAGCTTTTGAAAGATTCCCTAAAATTGTCGCCATTGTCAGATCACGTTGAGCACCAGCATCGATTGTTTTCTGCAAGGTCTGCAGACTGGCGTCAATGTGTGCTCCCATGGTTTCCGAAAATTCCTTAAGTCCTGAAGAAACTTCAATAGCTTTCTTCAGATTGGGAACTTCAGCCTCAGCAATTGCTTCTTTGGCTGTTTTCTGCAATTGTGCAGTTTCCACTTTCGGAGTACCAGTGGGTTTTTCCTCTGGCTTTGCTTTCCCCTCTAAACCATCAAGGGTCTTTTGCAAATTGTCCTCCGTTACAACAGTGCTTTCACCTTCTTTAGTTTCCATATCCTCCCTCCATGATTCCTAATGTGATAAACATTTGTCAAACCCCTCCTTTGATAGCTAATTTAGCCACCCGATGAGCTAAATTATAAGTCCAATGTGGCCTTTTTTTCAATAACCACATTGTTGCCTGATCTTCGTTTAATGATTTAAACAATCCTGATTCAGGCATTCCACCTTTTAAAGTTTTTAACAATTGACTCATAGTTAAAAGGTTAGCCGGGATAGCAGAAAATGCAACACCTCTTACATAAGCTTTCTCAATTGATTGAGTTAATTCATTAAAAGAAACTTTTCCATCAATTGAAACCCCAACACCTCCAGAATACCCAGGTTTAACTGATTTCATTATGTTTCTTGCATGGCCTGCTCTTGGTACATGTTGATATAAAGATCCTTCAACATAAACAGAAGCTGTTTTACTTAATGGGATTTGAAATTCATCTTCGAGTTTGTTAATTTCACCCGAATCAATAATTGCAGCCTTTGACAGATAACCGATTTGGTCTTCAGGGTGTCTTGAATGATGCCAATTAACATAACCTCGTTTATTAGCATAGTCCACGTCAATAATAGATTTCTTAAGGGAATCACCCTCAATGTCTTCTATTTCATCAGATGCAATTGCCCTAAAATTCCAATGATCACTATCATTGTCAAAATCACCTGATTTAAACAGAAGTCTAGCCGTCAATATCGGCTGATGATCGTCTTTTAATAGTTCTTCAAGTTCCATATTATATTGACCCTTTCTATTTAAAACCACTAACTAATCCGCTAACAGAAAAATAACTTCACATGAAATCCGTTTTAATTTAGTTAAAAAACTAAATTAATTCAGCAATATCTATATAGAGGGATTAAATTATTTAAGAGGTAGGATTACAAATGCCTGGATTTTGATAATCCGGCATCAAATAATTTTGTATTACGTATTGATCTGAGGCTCTTTTGCAGTTCATCTTGAAATAATTCTTTTAAATGAATTGGGAATTCGTCATCCTCACAACTTTCATGTTCCAAACTCTTTGTTAAAGGTGGCTGTTTTTTCTGTTGAGTTCGTTGTTGGCCGGTCGCCTTTTTCCTCGAACTTGGTGCAAAACCCTTAAAAGCTTCCGCTCGGGCTTCTTTTCGTTTTTTATCGGCACCGGCTTTTTTCTGAGTTTCTCGATGCAAAATACAAAAACAATGTGGATGGACCGGCCCAATAGTAAATACCCAATTATTCGGCTTTCTACCTACATTCGAATTACCTTGAACATCTCTTAATCTATAACGAATCGGAGTTCCATCCGATCCAACATGTAATCTCATGCATTGTTTTTCAGCAGATAATCTTGGAATTTTAAAAACAACTTCATCAATGTTCATTGTTGCAGCTTGACCTTGCTGAAAATATTGATTTATGTCGGTTTGAAATAATCTCTCCATGTCGGGATTTACGCTTTCCGCTGCCCCAGCAAGGCCCCTGACCAAGCCATCAATAGCAGAGGCCCTTGCTACTTGTCGGGCCGCACTCGTTTGGAAAGGAACCGCCTGTAAGGTACCAGTCCACTTACGATCTGCAACCACTACAAGCTCTCTGTTTCTTTGTTTCCAAGCATCAGCCCTACCCTGAAGCCATCGTTGTGTGTCTGTTTTAAGCTGTTCGATTTTAACTGCGTCACTAGGGGTAACTTCGAGATTGTTAATAAATTCGTCTAAATCTGACTCGGACATGTTTCGTAAAGCATCCGGCCCTAATTCTCCAGCGACTTTACCGGCAAAAAATGACTTCTCTAAAAATGATCTCTCACCAAATTGATTTAAACTAACAGCCGCTCCAGGGGGTACTCTTCCCCGTAAAGCCCTAGCAATAAAAGTAGCAGCCATTACAGCCATTGCTGCTTCCACGGTAACATCAAGACGTTCTTCTGCTTCTTCATCAAGTAACACTATACAACCTTTGCTAATTTATTTTTATAATAGTTTTTCATATAAATTGCTCTACATATTTTACATCTTCTTCCACCGTCACTTCTAAAACTAAATCTATTACCACATTTTGGACAACATGTTTTTCTTGCATGGGTTGCTGTAGGACTATTTCCTCTCAAACCATTAATTTTAATTGGTACTAATTCGTAATGAAAAGCGTTTGAACATGATCTATTTGTACAAAGATGATCAATTGTAAAACCTGGTGTGAGAGGTCCAAATTTAATAAAATAGGCTATTCGGTGGGACCTGCACATTCTCCTTTGTAATCTAAATTTTCCGTAACCATCTTTATCCTTACCTGCTAGCCACGGCCAACATTCATTTCTTTCTCTTACATCAACCTTAGACCAAAACCTATCAAGATCAGATTGACTTAAGACCGGGATTGGAACTGTTTTAATTAACTTCATCTAGGATTATTCCATCTACTAATACCCTGTTCCATCTCACCAATAACTCTTTTCACTGCTTCTTTACTGTCTCCGATCCACGGTGCAGGTTCAATTATTGGTTTTCCCATAATCAAATATGTAGCACCTAACCCCATTGCGATTTCTGGCGTCCCCACTCTACTACAAATATCGATTCTTTCCCAAGAAGGTCTAACATCAGGAACTACTCGAATACAAGGGCATGCACTATACATATTCAGCATTGGTAAATCAGAAGAAGCGCAAATTAATGCATCTGCACCAGCCTCAATAAGTGATGGAGGATAGATATTCTTCCATAATAAAGAAGCCTCATCTCTAGAAAAATAAGTCAAAACTGTATCAGTCGCTAAAAGAGAATCTTGTTTTCTCTTAGCAGCTTCAATAATGACTTCATGTCCTGAGTCCCCATGAATACTTAACATCCAAACTTTTTTACTGGATACAGCCCAAACAGCCTCTGCTACAGTCTGTGGAATATCCTTAAATTTCATGTCATAAAAAACTTTGACACCAGCAGAGTGTAAATCATCAATAATCTTTGAACCTTCTACGGCTAATAACCCCATTCCAACTCTAAATGTACCAACATGATTAGCTAATTTATCAACTACAGACATTGCCAAACGTGTTGATGGTGCATCTAACGAGACTATTAATCGATCACTAACTTTTAAATCAGTGTTCATGGTCTTGACCTTGCTCCACGTTTTTTCCTTCTAGTTCTTCCAGCTTTTGCATAAGCAATAGCCATCGCCTGTTTTGGTGATTTTCCTGCCCTAATTTCTGAACCGATGTTTGCTGAAATTACTTTTCGACTTGTCCCAGTTCTAAGTGGCATGATAACCCCCAATTGAATGATCCATACCTAAAGCCCTATAGACTCAACATTACTTGTTAGTCGAGATTGGTATGACGCGTCGTTTAACGAGCCACGGAATAAAACCCATCATCCAATTGTCGAAAATACCACGTTCTTTCGAAAGTCAACAATTTCAGTAAAAGCCCAAAATTGAAATGGATCAATTCTAGGTGGTTTTTTCGGTGGTTTCGGTGTTGACGGCTTGTTGTCCTCCGGGTATGGTTTGGCCATCTGATCCCTCCTTCACAAGATCACTCCGCACTACTAATAGTGGATCTTTCCCTGCATCCTCTGGTTTGAATAGTCTAACTGAGTCCTCTGCCATCATTGATCTCCTTCTTTAAACTTGACCATAACCCCTCTATTCCAAATCCCAAACCTAAGTGATTTTGAATTACCCCGCAACTGTCATCAAAAGCTTTTCTTAATTCACCCCATTCATTATCAATTAATTTCTGTGTTCTAATAAAACCACGTCTTATATCTTTCAATCGAACTGTACTCAAACCTTCACTTTTTTGTAGTCGTTCATCCACCTTATTAATTTTTTTCTGAATAGCAATTTGTCTGACAGAGGGGGTATTTGTCCTTAAAGAGTGAAAATCACGTGCATCTAAAGTCAACAATAGTTGTGTTAAAGGTTCTGCTGCTTTA